GATTAAATGCCAATTTAACAACATTTTTAATAACACCCTTACGGAAACCAGCTGGTGACTCATAAGGTTCAACACGAGAAGCAAGACCTGCAGAATCTCCATTTAGAGGAGTATATCTGTATACATCATTGTACTTATCGTATCTGTACTTGTAACCAGAATCCATAAACCAGTAAGAACTGTTCTGTAATAGGTTTCTGTATGCAACTACTTTAGTAAGTTTAGCGTTTGTTTTGAGTTCATCAACTACTGCTTCTTTAGAAGGTGAGATAAATGCAACAGCATCCTTTCTATAATCTGCGATATTAGAAATAATGTAATTTGCAAGATTACCTGAATTATCACCTTTACCCTGAAGAATAAATGAAACATCAATCTCGTTTGAGGATTTGAATAAATCATATCCTTCAGCAAGAGCACCTAGACCAGTAGCACTTTCAGTTGTGCCATCAGTACCATTTGCAAGTGTTTCATATTTGAGTGTTTGTGCCTCAAAATGAGTAGTATTAGCAACCTTAACCCAAGAAGAACCAGCATGAACTACATCTTTATAATAATTTGTAGTACCGTCTGATAACTTAGAGGTTGTTGATGTTGAAACATCGTTATACAACTCAATACTTTCACCAGCCTCACCGGTAATAGAACCATCATTGTCAATAACAGCGATGTGATAGTTACCAGTTTGTGGTGCCTTACCAAATAAACCAGCATATTTCCACTTTCTTTCAAGTGAAAGTTTACTCAAATCTGTTTCAGGTAGTAAGTAATTTGTTGCGAACTCGAGTGAGTAGTCGTATGAAGTAATCAAAGAAGAGTTAGCGGTTACATCACCGTTAGTGTCTAGTGATTGTTCAGTTATAGCAGTTAGTGACAACTCCTGATACCCTACTGAATCATTACCAATTCTGATTAAATCGCCAACAGTTACGTCTGCGAGTGTTATTCTGCTGCTTGGTGCAACTTCAAAAGTTGTATTAGCAGTGTTGAAGGTAATTGTCTGCGAAATCTGAGTATTACCAGTTATTCTTGATGCGGTTATATCGGCTACATCGATTAAGGTATCAGAAAAATCTGAATCCTTAACATACGCAACATCTAGTGAGTTACCTAAATCGCCAGGATACAATGCGTCAAAACCACCAAATGTATGTAGTTGTGTATTTGCATTTGAAGTATCGCTAGCAGAAGCTTCTACTGCACCATTATCAACTCTAGCTACATATAATGCACTTGAGTATGAAAGGTAATCTGCTGCTACAAAGAATGTTTCAAAGTTATCATTGGTTGGTTCACCAAATCTACTTACTAATTCATTCTCTGAAGAAACAAGAACAGTTTCGCCTACAGGACCCCATCTAAAAACACCCGCGATTGCTGCAGGCGGTGTTGCGATGGCCGGTACCGCTGCTGATGCGTCGACTTCTCGAACAATTACGGAAGGACTTACGGAAAAAGCCATATTATTTCTCCTTTAATATATCTATTTTAAAAAAACTTTTTTAATAATTTGTTATCACCTTTTATTTATAAAAAATAAAGTCTACACCTCAAAGGAACCGGACCCAGCTGATGTCCAGCCGTCTCCATCACCTATATCTTCACCTGTGTCAATAAACCCAAATGGTAGTAGTTCTTCATTTAGCTGTTCCTCGGTTTTCTCTCGTAAGGAAGCCAAGGTATTTATGTCTGTGAGTTCTCTGAAAAATCTATCATCTGTTAGCCATGCAAAGATAACTAAATTCATAACTAGATCATCATGAAAACCAGCTTCAGCCTCGTAGGAATATCCTTTCTTAGAAAAGCGTGATAACTCCTGTATTGTGTTATAATCTACTATAATCATCTGATTCTGTTCAATCAGCATTTTTAGTATCGAACAACCTTTTTGTTTAACACTTTTTGTTGTTCGTATTCCATTATCATTACCTCTGCCGAATCCACCTGATATCCTTTTACCAGCTCTGCCGGCGGATTCTGTGAATAGAAGATTTTCATAGCCGTAGTCCATTAAGAGCACAGATGATACCTGTTCACCGATATCGTTGATTTCGATGAGTACTGCGCCTTCATTATACATGAGGCCTATTCTATATATAATTGAAGCGAAATCAACAGGACTAATATAGTTATCCCTGTATACACATACCTGTTTATAAGGCATTTCCGATACATCAAACACTGTAAATGTTGAATAGTCAAGGCCTTTGCCTCGAGATACATCAACTGTAATTACATATGAATGATCTTCTATCGGAGCTTCATATTGACTTAAATTTTCTCTTTCTACTAATGGTTGTGAATGTAATAATTGTTTTAATTTAGCACCACTAATTAAAGTACCAGAACTTCCAACAAATTCACAACAATATTCTTGTGCAAATTTTTGTTCATCATGGTCAAGTGCCTCCATTGTTTCTTTTCTCCAGGCCTCGTCTCTACCAGGCACTGCGTCCCACATAACCTCAACATATTCATAACCATTAGTACCTTCTTTAGCACCCTTACATGTTTTCCAAAAATGGTTTAATCCGTTTGGTGTAGACGTCATTAACAATTTTGTACTTTGACCTGATGAAATCGTCGGATATACCGAGGCAAAAAATTCATCAAAGCCTTCAATAAATGCGACCTCGTCTAGGTATAGGAATGAGATTGACTTACCACGAATGGCCGATGATGTGGTAGTACCAGCATATATTTTACAGCCATTTTCTAAGGTAATATTACCTTTATTCCATTCCTCGACACCTTGTTGCATCCATTTTGGTAAAGCTTCATAAGCAAGTTGAACTCTACCTAATACTTCACGAGCTGCGTCTCCCTTATTAGCAAGAATCGCAACAGTTTTAAATTCATTAAATAAGATGTAATGCAATATAACAGCAACAGCAGTTGTTGTTTTACCTGCCTGTCTTGATGTTAATACAGCAACACGTCTTTCATCAGTAATTTTTCTTGTGATATCCTTTTGGTAATCATACATATCCATTGGAATTAATCCGTGGTCTACATGTACAATTTTAATATAGTTTTCAGCAAAATAAACTGGATCCTTAGAACACTTTAGGTATTCCTTCAGCATATCCGGAGTCCATTCTACCTCCTCACCAGATTTTTTAAGAAACGAATTTCCTAGATAACCCTTATATCCATCAAGCATTGTTGGAATCATCCTTTATCATTTTAAGCAAATCTGCGGTTGATACTATCAAATTATTATTGGTCACATTCGTTGATGGACCTGATTCTTCTTTTGCGTATCTTTTCTTAGTTGACATTTCAACATAATCTTTGTTGGCGTCAAGTAAGGTTTTCATTAATTGAGACACAACCTCAAACGCTCTAGGCGATTCAGATTGTTTTGCAATTTCAACCATTTCCTTTACTGAATCATCGCCTAGATTAATGATACTTTCAATATTTTTTCTTGCAAGCTCAATATCTCTTAAATTTTCTTCGGCATTTTTATCATCAGGTATTACAGCTAAAGGTGTTTCCTCTTTTACGGCAGGTAACAATTCAGCCTCTTCGTTTGTTGAAAAGGCATTAACAGGAAGATCAGGTAATTTATCTTCAGTATCACCTATAATTTCTTTTTCTTCCTTAACAGCATCCTCTAGTGGTTTCATACCCAGATGTTGTGCAATTGTATCATCACTCATATCATTCTCTTTATTTGTTCTTGTTGACGAGTTCGCTTTCACCAAAACTTACACGTTTTCTTAAACCACTACTACTGAATCTGTGGTCTCGTCTATTAAAGTATAGGTCGATATCTCGTTTACGACATATGTCTTTGCCTGTAAAGTCCTTATCGCGATATTCTTCTCCTAGGATACGGACATGAATTGTATACATTTCCAAAATATCTTCTAGATCTTGTTCAGATGAATAAGGTATAATTTCATCAACATAACTTACTGCTTTAAGTTGAGTATATCTTTCCACCACTGTCTGAATAGGACCATTCTTTTCTGGTCTGTCTCCACTTGGGTCCATTTGCAATCCGACCATTAAATAATCACATTGTTCCTTTGCTTCTCTTAGCATCTGTACGTGACCTGCATGTAGCAAATCAAATGTACTCGCCGTAAATCCAACTTTTATCATAATATTCCATCTTTTCAAATTACTTGTAAACCATTATAACACATCTTGTGTGAAATGTCAACCATTAACTTGGAGCAGTATTTGCTGTAACCTCTGCATAATCCCAATTATCATCAAACTCTATTAAACTGTAATCAATACTCATTTCTCTATCTGTTGTCGGTTCATTATTTGCTGTCATTCCAGGTGAAACAGAATAGAACTCTTCAAATGATGTATTTGCAAGTGTATCGGTTGCGTAGCGGACATCAACAAATTTAATTGTAGCCTTATCTCTTTCTGGTCCAAAGAACCAACCTTTCATTGTAAAGTTTAGTGTATATAAAACACTTCTTCGTTCCTCAAAATCACCCTCGTAAAGGTCCTCGAATGATACGTCGTTTAAAATTAAAGGTATATCCATTGGTTCCAGACCATCAACGAGTCGAACCGTACTTGTAAACTCAGGATTGAAAAATGGTAGGATTTGCTCTAATAGCTTAACAGCGTCTTCATTATATTTAGCCATAATGTATAATGAAAAATCTAAATTATAAGGAACACCAGCATACACATATCGTCTATTACCACCATCTACATCAACATTAGTTTTTCTTAATTTTCTTGTTGGTGCAACTTTTCTTTCAGGGTCGTATGACATATTGGTCATTTCAAAAGACATTCTTGGAAGATTAATTGCAACACCTTTTAGAAATGCAGGGTCCTGTGTAACACGAGCTAATATTTTCTGAAATGGTGCATATGATATTGGAACAATCATATCCTGAACCAACACATCATTATTATCAACTCTTTGTATTTTTAGCTGATTAAAGTATGTACCAAATAATGCAACGTATTTGCGTAGTGTGGAATTGTAAAAATAATTTGCGATTGCCATGGTTTACCTAGTTATCGTTGATATTAATACTTTCACTGAATGGGTCTATTTCAGAGAAATCAATAATAGCATCGCCTTCCTGTTCGAATGTGAGGTTACGTGAAATCGGATCCAGTTGAGCAACAGCATTAAGTGTTGCTGTATTTGATGTAAGTATTTCTCTATTAAATCTACTAAAGTAATTATCAATATTATCACGGCCAGTTTGCATTCTTTGACCTGTGTATTCAGCCAATTCACAAACCATATCATAAACCTGTAATGCACCTGATTGATAAAACAAGCTTTCATCTTCAACAAATTTAATCTCAAAGATGTTTTCTGATAATGGGAAATAAATTAAATCACCTTCCTTTGGACGAATAACTGTACTTTCCTCTCTGGTGACATGTTGTTCAAATGTTCTATTTGCAACAGTAAGTGTCATTTGGTCTCTAATTTGCAAACCAAATTTGGATAGGAAATCACCTTCGCCTTCAAAACCATCCACATTTTTAACATAGGTTTCAAATTCAAATGTTTCATTATATAATGGTAAATCATCTTCATTAAATACTTTATCTATTGCACCGTCAACGCGAGTAATATAGATTACATCAACGCCGTACATTTTAATGCTTTCAATAACTAAATCTTCAACCAGTTGTTGCTCGTTAAAGTTTGAGTAGTTATCAAAGAATACATTAGTCGCCATGCTTTACCCAATATAATTATAGTTGAGAGGTTGTAAACTAGTTACTGCTTCTTCTTCCATACGCAATCTGTCTTCTCTAGCCTCTGCAAGAATTTGTTCCCCATTAAATGCGACGCCACCAACTAATTGCATTCCAGAAAATTTTGTTAGATTAAGTCCCCATTGTTCGCGAACAAGGGCAGAAGCATAATTTTGTAACCATCTGTCGGACCATACATCTGAATATGTATCTGCATCTATGACATCATACGCCTCAATAATAATGTAATTATCCACAGTCATAGCAGTTGAGCCATCAATAAACAATTTATTTACATGTTTATTATAACGAATCATTGGTTTACCTACAAGCATTTCTTGTAAGAATTCCATATGTTGCATTGCCATATAATAATTTGTAATATTATAGCCGGTTATATCTTCAAGGTTGTTTAATACAAATTGATATTGAACATTAAAAATACCACTTCCTGTGGAAATACTTGTATTTAAATTAAAGATACCGGATATACCTAAAAGCTGTGTTGGTAAAGTTATATAACCATTATCGATGTCATCTTGTGTAATTTGATGCTTTAAATAAACTAATTGGCTTCCGTTATAATGATAATCTCTCCAATAATCAATTGCTTCATCTACGCGATCATCAACCTGCTCGTCGGCAACATTGATTTGTATGACCGGAGCTCCAAGTTTTCTTAGAATCCAATCTTTAAATTCTTCTCTTGTTGTTGGTTGTGCCATTTTAGTTTCTCTTTAACCTTTTATGATATTTATGATGATTCACTGATGTTATTTACCCAGATGGTAAAAGTTTTATGCAGTGACCCACTATCTCCAGAACCATTTCTAGTGTAAAATTTTACAGTACCCGTTGTGGCATGAATTAAACCACTAAACGGTGTCGTCGCAGGTGACCGTGTTGCTATCTGATTAATATCAAGAAATATGTCGGAGGCTCCGTGAGCTACCCAACCGCTATCGGTATCTCCAGAACTAGCTAGTGCGTTTCCATTTAAAGTACGTAGAGGTACTGCCTCACCACTGGCATTAGTAAAGCCTGTTGTTGTCCATACAACTTTATAATCTGTAAGAGTCAAACCAGTTTTATAAAAAACAGTTTCAGGTGATTGGAGTTGTCGCACAGAATAATATTTTGTAGTATATCCATTTCCTGGAGTTCCACCATTTCCGGTTTGATAAGTTCCTCTTTGATAACCGCTTTGAGAAGTTTGGTAAGTATAAAGTGAAGGTCCATATACTGTAGTACCATTCCATTTAATAGTTAAGTACGACTCATAAAAACCTTCGCCATCTGGGCTGTAGTATTCCTCATACCATTCAGTTACTCCGCTTGAATATGTTGACGAACCATACGCACCGGTTGCTCCCTCATAATCCAAAGTACCATCAGGACCAGTTGCCGTCGCAGTAATGGTTACAAAGTCTCCTGTGCCTTGAGCATTATCTTGTGCCCTAATTGTTGCTGTAGTAGCTGTAGCACCAAACTTTAGTTGAAAATCATTTTCAGCATCTGTGCCAGTTGGTGCATTAGAAAGAACGTTTATACGGTTAACGACGGCGTAACCACCTGTTTCTCGAAGATAATCAGTTTGTACACTTCCAGAGTCAAGGCCGCCGGCTTGTTTAGGATATTTACCTCCAGCTATAACATTAAATACATGACTTGCCATAATTTCTCCTTATGCGTTTCCTGTCCATCTGCATTCATAATAGCCAGTTGCGACAATATTTGAGCCATTGCTTGTAGTTGATATTTCTACCTTTACTGTACCATCCTCATCTGCATAACTATTAATAGGTCTAGAATCTCTAAAATAGAATTTTTTATCCGTTGCTAATGACATCCATATACCAACGCCTGACGTATCAGCAGATGGGGATGTGCTCATTGTATTACCAGAGTGGTTAGAAAATTTAATATAGTATGTTGTTGATGGTGTAATATTATTCCATTGAGTTGAGCTATAAAGGTATTTGCCATTACCGCTAACATTGTATATAGATTCATATTTGTAAATATTTCCATCTGCGTCAAAAACCCAACCCATTACCAAATCTTGAACACCTGAACCTTGGTCCATAAAAGTAATAGGTGTGCCGGAAGTACCAGATAAACCTATAGCCTCGGTTGGTTGTGATGATAGTGCATCAAATCCAATTGCTGTTGCATCAATTCTGGTTCCACTAATTACATGGAAATGAATTTGCCATTTTCTATAAGTAGACCAAGTTGGTTCGGTATTATCTTCCCAATTAATTGCTGACGGCCATGTAGGAGCATGTGGTGTTGTGGTTGTATCTAAAATAAGTATTGCTGATTTACCTTCAGCGTCTCCACTGATAAGAAATGTTGTCGCAGCAGTCATTGTACACGTCATAAACGATGTATTAAAATTAATTGTAGATGTAATTAATTCCGTCTTAGCAGAGAAGCTATCATAATGTGCATCCATATCGGTAATATTTACCAGATTTCGTGAATTGTTTATTACATCTGTATTTGATATTTTAATAGCCATTATGACTCACCTAACCTATTTTTACCTGCTAATTTTAGCATTAACTTATCAATTGCCTGTACATTTTCCTCGTCAGAATCATATTCGTCAATAGAGAAATATTGTAAAACAGCTGTATTTGCCTCGGCATCAAAAATTTGAACCTTTATTTGTTTTGTATTTCCAGTTTTGGCCATTATTACGAACTCCAACTTGTTGAGATAATACTAATTTCACTATTGTTCCAAACTGTAATACAGTGCATCCAATATCTTGCAAGAGTCCAGTCTGGTTCTGTGTCATTTGGATATCTTATTGTTCCTCCACCAGTTCCGCTAAGTGCAATCGTTTCAAAGGTCTGGTCGTGGCCAGATGTAGATGCGTCGACAAATAACATCATCTGAGCACCAGGTTCTGCACCAGCTAATCTCCAGGTCTGGGGACCGGTGAGCTGTGCACTTGTAAAGTAATCTGTAATAGGACGGTGGTTGGTATTCATATTCATTTGTAAAGTAGAATTTCCAATATTAGAAGTAAGCTGCTGAGCCCCGGCTGATAATCTAGTGTATAAACCAACTGTATCAGTTATATTTATAGGTTGCCTTAGAGACCCTACTACTTCTGTTCCTGCTATTTTAATTGCCATATATTTTACCTATTAGAATGGTTCAGCCGTGCTGCCATGCGTTGCTCTCATTTCAATATTTCCTTGTGTTTGAGCTGTTGAATAAAAAGTGCCTTCATTGCATACAATTTTAATTCTAAAATCTGGATCTGAGGAAGTCATATTTGCTTGTACTAATGATTGTCCAGCACCGCCGGGATCGTTTGGATTAGCCATGGCCATCCAAGCAAATCTTAATCCTCCAGATGTTGGAACAGTATAATATGTACCAGAGGTATACCCATCACTTGTTGGCATGGGACCAAAGCTATAATTACTTGAATTACAATCACCACTACAAGATTGAGAAGCAACATTATATTGTGCTTCAACAGATGTAATTCCTGTTAGTCCTGTATAGTTTGCATATTGGACTGGATAACTACCTGGTGCGCCAGAATCACCATAGGCGTATGTAATTTTTATTCTATTATTACTAGATTCATGCACAAACAAAAGATAGCACCAAGTTTCAGGCCAGCCAGTGTTCGACCAATAATAGTCCTGGGTACGCCAAAAAGTGGGGCTGGAAAGAGAAAAATTTGCAAACGTCGATGAGGCAGCTCCTGGTTCGTCAAAACCAAATGCTGTGGCTCTTATATCAGTAGCAGATAGTACAGTTAAATGTACTTGCCAATGTCTATTATTTGACCATGTTGGTGTTGATGGAAATTTTACTGCAGAAGGAAATGTTGGTGTGTGGCCAGAAGTACTAGTATCTATATTTAATATAATCATTCTACCAGGGGCCGTATTTGAGACTGTAAAAGTTACAGCACCAGTCATTGCTATTTTTAGAACTGATTTATTAAAATCAATACCTGTGGTAATTGTGTCTACTTGTTTTGGGTGGAGGTTGGAAAATTTTCCATCTATTCCAGCTGAAAAACCCCAGATGCCCTCGCCGTAAGTTGTAAAAACTTTTCGAGTATCATCTATTACGGTGGTGGTTTGTTGCTTAATCGCCATCTTCGTTTCTCCAACTATTAGCGGTTATTATTTTAAACTATATTTATTGTTATATTTAAATTTACTATCTCAGCATCCTTAGTAGCTGTTAGCATTTCATTGTATACATTTTTTACTGTACTGTCTGTAGCCTCAATGAAACTCATAACTGAATCAACAATTTGTATTTCACTTCCACTAATCGACCAAGTAACATCAGAGACATCGGCGCTTAAAGTGCCGATTGACACTTCTCCATTTGTTACAAAATATAAATCAGGTGATGTAATAACCATAAATTAGCCTTTATTTTATTTAGTATTATTTATACTAATCTCTTCTTTCTATATCAGATTCTTCTAATATATCGCCCAACCAGACTTCGATTACTTTAGCAGATTCTTTACCAACATTTGTTGCTTTATGCCATGTTTCTTTTGGAATATCAACGCTCATCCCTGCGTGGTAAATTTTTGTATGTTTTGACCCAGGCATTCCATCACCTCTATCAAGTTCCATTAAAACAGAGCCACTTACAATATGCCAATGTTCTGACCTGTGCGTATGACGTTGGTCGCTCAGTGATTGGCCGACATCAAAACTTAATTCTTTAACTTGCCAATGGCCGTTAGAATCTAATATTTTATATGTTCCCCATTTACGCTGAGTCGTAGGTTGAGCCCATTCCTTTAATATCCAGCTACTACTATTGGCCTTGTTGTTTCCACCAATACCAAATTCAAAATCAACACCTTCGACTGCCATTTCTGGAATATTATCCGATGTTCTATCACCACCATTTACAAATATAATGGTATCATTCGGATATAAAAGTTTAACTTTTTCTAAGGCATTTATTGCAGTATCGTCAGAGTCATCAAAGGAAATAACCTGGTCAACACAGGAAAGTTCTTGTACAATTGCAGCTCGTTCTTCCCAAGGCATAAAAGCTCTACCTTTTTTTCTTACAAGCCATTCGTCTGAATTTACTCCGACCACCAATTGTGTGCCACATAAATTTGCATCTTTTAAATATTCAATATGGCCTGAATGTATCGGGTCAAACCCACCCGTAGCCAATACGGTAATCATATCTGCCTCTGATTCTCTTCTGTTAATGGTTCCATAAAATAGTCCCAAATAAAGTTAATGGATTTATTGGTTTTCATTTCGGCCGGTATCTCTACAACATCCGGATGTACATACCAATCCTCGTAGGATGCTTGCTCTGTGAAGGCTGCATCGTTTACAACTAAAACATACCCATGCTTTTGCAATATCGCTCTAGCCTTATCTCTTGTTTCTGTTCCAAGTCTATACGTATCATGTTCGAAAGTAATCACTCCAAATTTGTAACCTTTGAGTGGAAGCTGTTCCAAAATGCCAAGAGAGGCCTCGTCACAATCAATTTGCAAATAATCAATAACTGGGTCCAGACAATGTTTGTTGAATAAATCTACCCAACCTATTTCAGTTGCGTCTGCACAAATAACTGTGTTGTTTCTATTTTCCTTAAAATTATAACATAAAGATTCAGAGTTGTCAACCGATATTCCTTTCCAATCAAACTCTTCTAGTAGTGCTGTATTGTTATGTATAAATGGGTCCCCAGAACCAATCTCTAAATAGGTACCTTTTCTTTTGCCTTTAAATATAGATAAAACAAATAAATCTTGGAAATGTTTAGAATAATTTTTACTTATTTGGTCAAAGTCTGGGAAAGGAAATTTAAATCTTTCTTTATCTAATACTGAATATGGAATTGTATCTGGGTAATAAATTGAACCTAAAAGATTATCCACAAGTTCTTTGTGTTTGTCATCTAATATTGTTTTAAATTTAAGGTCAAAAAGTTCATGTTTACCTTCCTGTGTTCCAGCGATTTGCCATTTACCTCGAGCTTTTTGCCAAGCAAGAGCCTTTCTGCCAGGGAATTCAACACCGATGTCAGTTTCTGGGCCTCCATAATATATCAATAAACCAAGCTTTGCATGTAAATAAGAAGATTTCCATTTTTGTTGTTGTGCGTAAAGTTCTGAAATCAGATAATGTGCCTCTGGTCGCTCTGGCATAAGAGCCGTGGCATCCAATAGAGCACTTTCAACTGTATAAGATCTATTTCCTTGTCTCCAATAACAATTAGCAATACCAATTAAGGATTTATATTGTAATAGTGTATTGTCTGAAAGGTCTGCTGTTTTTAAATATAATGATACAGCCATAGCCCCTTGTTCTAATTTATCGTATTCACGAGCTAATTTAAAGAGTTTATCTGGATTTTTTGGTTCCATTACATGGTTATTTAAAAGTTCTTGTAACATTATGCTCTCCCCACAAAATCAAAAAATACAGCCTCGGGCATACTCAAAATAAATGTACCATTATCTTGATAACCAAAACTGATTAACACATTGCCTTCAAAGAATGTCATTCCTGTAGCAAATTCAATATTATATTCATAACCTGTAGTTGGGTCCACCTGTGTTCCCATAAAATGGAAGTCTTTTGTGTGGTGTACAATTTCCCAATTTTCGTCCCATACAATTACTCTGTGGTTATAATGACCATCCTTTCTATGGAAATGGTCCTTTAAAAGATCTACCTCATGCGTAAGACAAAGATGACGACCATCACCTATAGGTACAACTTGTGTTCCGCCTCGTAGGTCTCTTTGGAATTGATATGTTTTAGATTCGTCTAAATGAGCAGTTTCTGTTGTTCTCGTTACATCGTCATATTTTACAACTTGAGTTGGATTACACCATTTTACAAAATGCCAAGGCATGTCAATAACAGGCATCCAATTCTTTTCACAATAAGAACCATTATCGCCTGGAGCAGGAATAGGGTGTCTTCCGATTTCTTGCCATAGACCATCAATAAATTCTACCTCACACATTTCCATACGACCCTTTCCATTCTCGTCGTAAGCATCTCTGCGAACTCCACATAAAAATAATCTGTCGTCCCAGGAAAATAATCTACCATCTTCCAAACCATGGAAGTTCCATGTTGGTGCACCAGTATCCAAATTCATTTTAATTCGGCCGGCGTTTAACATTTGCATGTTGCTATCTAGTTCACATAAAACATTATGTGTAGCTAAACATACATCATTTTCTGGGTGAATGTATTGGAGAGGTCCCCAAACATGTGGAAACTTTTTACCTTCTGAATGGTAAAGAGTATAGTTAACATGGCGTACATTTAGAAGGAGTTTACCCTCATGTACAAAAATGGAGGGATTCATAATCCCTGTTTCGCCTGTTAATTCTTTTGGTAGTGTAATCGGATGGATACTTCCGCCTCTTTTTAGGGCGTAGTGTACTAGGCCGTGTCGGCGCAAGTCATGCATAATTCCTCCATAATAAAATCCATATTATAAAAATTTAAGTGTAATGTATTATAACACTATTTAGAACAAATGTCAACCAAATATTAAGCCCAAGGTGGGGTTCTTTTTGTACCTGTTTGTTTGTTGATTTTTGCCTGTATTGATGTATTATAATCAGCTATTTTAGATGATTCGGCCGATTCGACCCAACCTATTACCGTTTCCTCAGTAAGAGAGGCAAAGGAAATAAAATCTGATTCTGAAGTTCCTTCGGCTGAAAGTACTGAATAGCCTAGAACCGAACCTACGTTTCCGTCTGAGTCTACACCATTACGTTGCCATTTTATAGAAACAACAGCATCCGCTAGAGACGCAGCAGCGTTATTTACTACATCTCTAGTTTCAAAGCTAATTATAGTCCATGAATAAGTCATTGGTTAATCCTCAGCTTATTCTGGGTCAGCAGGTGAGTCAGCTGGTAGAGGTGGTGTTACTCCGTCGCCTTCGCCATCAGACCATGGTAGTGATGTTTGTGCAATATCACTGATTGATGATTTATCAATCTCATTTCTGATTCTATCTTCAATGTGCTCTAAGTAAACGCTGTCATTATTTACAATATTTTGAACCCAAGCTAAAACATTAGCCTCAGTCAAACTTTCAAAGTCTACAAATGAACCAGCAGGAACATTAGCTGCACTAAAAGGAGTTGCGCCTGAGAATTTAGCTGTATCGCCATTTTCATCAGTACCTTCCATTTCCCAGTAGGTTTGAACTACTGCACCTTCGAGGGTTGCACCCTCACTATTAACCTGGTCCTTCTTCTGAAGTCCGGTTATTTTCCAAGTATATGTCATTGCCATTTTTAATTTTCTCCGTTAAATATTTGGTATTGGATATAATAGTTATTTATTAATCTTCTGTTGCCTCGGCAAAATAGTCTAAAGATTTCAAGTGTGTGTACGCTTGAACAATATGACTATCCGCAGAATCCATGTCTATAAAGAATTTACATCTATGGTCCAATCCTCTTGTTCCGATGTTTAATTCAGCTTCAATTTCCGTGGCATTTACACCTGCATATCCAATTGGTTTATTGTGTGCTTCTCGAGCTGCTTTACTAGCCCAAATAGTTACAAAACATTCTGCTATGTAACCAGCTTGCCAATGAACTTCCATATCATCATCTCTTACACCGTTATTGGTTAGACCAGTAGGTGTTGAGCTATCAGGTGGTAGCGGAACGTCTTGCATTCTTTTTTGTACCTTAACATCTGTGACTACAAAATATGCATCGGGTGCAGATAATCCTGTGCCAGGTACTTCGTATGACTGTATTAGTGCCATTATTTGTTCTCCATTTTATTCATTATATTATATAACATTTCTTCAAGTTTGTCAATCTTTTCTTGTTGACTATTTATTAATTTTTGTTGGTCTTTGTGAGCTTCAACAAGCAGACCGACCATCTTAGGATAATCAAGTCCATATTCGTCTGTTTCAACAGAGTATGATACAACTTCTGGAATGACCTTCTCAACTTCCTGAGCAATCATACCAACTTGTCTACCACCGAACATTTTATCTGTTTCGTCTGTAGAAACATCATCTTTTCTTTCGTAGTATACGCCACGTAGTTGTAATACTTTATCCAGTGCACCGTCAATAGTTACGATATTCTTTTTCTTACGTTCATCAGAATAAGCAACAATGTTACCGTTACAATAAAGAGAACCATTGACTCTCATTTGGTAACCGGAAACTGTACTTGATGAACCTATACCTAAGCAATTTCGAGCTCTGTTATGATAAGTTACCCAACGTCCTAGTCCTTGTAAATACCAACCACCGTTACCTGAACCATCCCACATATCATGCGGATCATATCCTGCCTGACTGTAAGCTAATCCATAATAACCACCTCTGTTTCCATATACAGTCCAAGGCGTATATGAAGTCTGGTTATTAGGCAAGAAGTGAGCACCGTTATATCCATCATAGATACCAACACCGCCACCACCAACTTGTAACCAAGTATTTGCATATGTATAACTTGATCCACCATTAATTTGGAATCTTACAGTACCACTATTATAGTCATTAAAGAATCGCATACCACCATATGATGGGTTAGCTGCAAATGACATACCAGTATGATATTGTAATACCAAGTCAGGATAAGGATAGCCCCAACCACCAGATTCCTGGAATCCGAATGAGTATGGTGAACTTGCCCTTGTTATACCAGAGTTACCACCAGCGTATGGTGTATTAATTCTGTTAACAGTTAACTGATTAAGTCTAGAAGTAGAAGCTGGGTCAGAATAATAACCAGTATTATTTCTATCATACATAATGTATGGTCTGATATCTGTAGCGTAAATGACATTACCTGAGTAATAGTTCAGATACATTGCTCTACCGTTTTGGCAATCTAAGTGTAAGTTACCATTTGTTGCGACAACTGAAGCCCAAGAATTAGGTCTACCATTTGAGCCAACATACAAGTATGCTCCCCAAGTCGGGTTAGGTCCATGTAATGCACCACCTCTAATTCTAAGAGCAGAGTTACTAGTACTTGCAGGATCTAAATAATATCCAGTACTATTCCAATCATAGAATATTGGAGTACGAACATCTGAACTAAATACCGCTCTACTTGACATCGCAGCTCTAAATGAACCATTGTTGATAATCAACATACCATGGTCATTCAGCTGATTCGCACCACCTAATCCACCAGCATTTGGATGTGACCAACCAATACCGTACATATTTGCAGTAGAAGTACCAGCAGAGTTCGGTCTATAAGAGGAACCCATTGCGAATACTAATTGTAATCTTGTGGAGGTATATGTACCAGTTACACCAAGACCATAATTAAGGAATGTATGATAACCAGCTTGTTGTGAAGTATTCCAATAGGAAGTACTTGCTGGATTCATGTAGTAACCAGTATTATTTGAATCATAGTAAATACCGGCATACATTGCTCCGCCATTACCACTGTTTTCATCAAGGACCGGAATTGTTCTCCAAGTTCTCCAACCACTCCATGAACTTCTGAATCTTAAGTTGGTAATTGGTCCACCAACCATCTGCCAACCATATCCACGAGTATTACTACTTCTATAGTGATATGATTGAACACCAACCCAGTGAGATGTACCTGAAGGCTGGTTAGCTGGATTACTCCAAGAATCAATAAAGCCTGAACCCCAAGTTGCCACTTGGTTCATGTCGATTCGACCCCAACCCATTGCACCAGTCCAATAGTTAGTGTCACCTGTTATACGAGGTCTAGCTCTATAATATTCACCAGAGTTACGTGTATGTCCTGGTAACGCCTGGAATGCCATAGCCTCATTACTAATACCTCTCATTCGAGTACTATTATCTGAAGCACCATTAAAGTAATAAGCTGTATTGTTTAGGTCATAGAATATTGGAGCACGGAATGATGAATCACTTTGTACATATCCATAATTAAAGTCGGTATATGAACCATTATAATATTGTAACCAACCACGACTATTATCATGTACACCAACATTGTTGCCTTCAGTTGACATCCAAGTCCATCTTGAACCAATACCGTATCCACCCCAACCATTTCGGCCGACGTTATATGTTGATACGTTACCGTATGGGTTGCCTTCTGAATGAGCAGAACGTAATCCATATCCATAATCTTGGAAGTATAAACCAGTTGAGCCTTGTGCTCTAAACCAATCATTAGCATATACTGCTCTTAATTGTGAGTTACCATTCGCATTAACATAATATCCTGTGTCAATTCTATCGTAGAATATTGGAGCACGGATATCAGATGTATGGTCCAGATAATCTGTGTTGATACGACCATAAGTTGTGTTCCTATATCTCCAATCCATAATTGTTGTGGAATCTGAAGAAACAAGGTCACTATCTACAATTGTTCTACCCTGTAAGCGAATGCCGTCAGATGAGCCAGTTCCATCATTTTCGGAACCTATGACCATCATGCCATTTTCACCAGAGTTATCGTAATCCGGATCGTATGTAATATAACCAAAGTCGGAAGGTGCGTTTACACCTGAACGGAAATATATTGTTACTGGAGCATCATTGCCTGAATGGAATTCTGCAGCAACATTGTTCATGTATTCGTCTACTTTACCAGTAGTTACATACGATGAAGAACCTCCACTGTCAGTTGTTCTGGCATAGAAGTAAGCTTTACCATAATGTTCAACAACATTGAATCTAGAAGTACTTGCAAAATCGCCATAATAGAAACTATCATTTCTGTCATAGTATCTGTCAGCATATATGTTACCAGTAGTATATAGAGTACCATTTACATCAAGTACATAATTAGGGGCAGAAGTATCTCCTTCACCAAAGCCTACACGTAATGATCGAGCAACAACAAGTCTACCATTTGTCGTAAGTGACATAGCACCTTGAGCTGTATTATGTGATGTATCACCCCACCAGAAGCCTCTATTATCATCATTATTAAACTGGAATGTCATAGCCCAATCGCCAAGACCACCAAAATTAATGCCTGATTGCATACCTATGGCATAGGCTGAACTATCATATACACGGATCTTGTCACGAGTAGAGTTTGAAGGACCATCAAGTCTATCAAAGTCCATTGTAGAAATATTAGAATTACCGGCCGGATTCATGTAATAACCAGTACTATCTCTATCGTAATAAATTGGAGACTGAACACTGGATCTGAATAATGTTTCGCCGTTGCCTCTTATAATTGCATTCCAATCACCACCAAGACCACCATCTCTGAATGATATATCTTCATTACCTGATGTAGCTATAATAAAGTGAGCATCATTTGTGTCTGTTGCCTGAATATAACCACGAAGGTTTCCAGCACCAGTATAGTAATATGAAACACCACCACTAACAGCATTAATAGTATTATAGTTAATTGCGTTCATACGTGATGTAGAAGCAAAGTCTCCATAATAACCAGTGTTATTGGTATCGTAGAATATTGGAGCACGAGAAGAGACACGAGAGAATGTGACACCACCGGTTTCTATCCAGAAGTTTCTTGTTCCGTTTCCACCGCCTGAAGTAAATTGTAAATTACCAGCTGCGTTTGTTTGGTTATCTGGTGATTCATAAATCTGCCATTGATTACCACCATTCCATTTAATACCTTCGTTTACGCCTGGGTCATTAAATGTTAGATTGTTTAGGTTGGTAATTGAACCATTATTCCAGTTCCAAGTTCCACCGACATTACCACCACTAACTGGGTCCATGTAACGAGATGTGTTTGAACGGTCTCTAAATATATTTGCATCAACAATGTCAGCTAAAATATCATCAACAGTTAAGTCACCGGTAATGGTAGCGTCTCCGCCTACGGTAATATCATCTAATACTTTTAAATCATCAACAGTTAAACTGGATTCTGCATTACGCCTTTTAAGCATAATACCACCATATTCACGTAAAGCACCACCACTGTTATAGTTAAGTAATATTCTAATTCTTACGTAATGACAACCACCACCATCTGAGCCATTATAGACTGTATGTGATGTTGGGATTGTTGTGTGGGCTCTTAATGTTTCCCAAGAAGTACTTGTTCTGTTTGAACCACCAACTACGAAATATGTCGTACCTGTGTTACCTGCGATTGGATTCTTATCTTTATCAAATCTCTCAATTCCGTAGTATAATAAACCACCGGAACCTGAAATACGTCTTGTAGAAATTTCACCATATACTTCCTCACCAGGAACAACAGGAATATAATCAGAGTAGAAGGTACGATATGCAGCACTTCTTAAAACATAATTACCGGCAAATGGGCCATCTGATTTAACGTATTCAGCAGTATTTGTTGTGAATGCATTCTCTGCACCTCTTAAAGGTACGATAACACGTTTTTCAAAGTATTCTGTAGCATCAAATAATACGAGGTCAGCACCACCAGATCCATAAGCAGGATTTAATGAGATATTTTCATTACCACCACTGAGTAGGAAGTCTGAAGCAGAAACATCACCTTGGAAATATGCGTTACCATTATCAAGGTCAATACTTGCCCTTAAGTTTCCATT